TGTTTGCGGAATATGAAACACCAACAATAGTTCCCAATGCGTTTGCCGATGTAATAGCCCACCACGTAGAGTTTTGAGGTGCCGCTATTGCCGTCCAGCTTGTGCCGTTTGTTGACTTCTGAATCCTATTAGTACCATTAACAGACAAGGCAAAGAATGCTTCATTGTAGTCAGACCAACAAACACTTTCTAGATCGTTAACTTCAGCCGCAGTCCTAATTGTCCATGCTGAACCGTCCGGAGATGTCTGAATCTTTCCAGCGCTAGAGACGGCACAAAAAATGGTTTTTTGTCTCGAAAAACAAACAGAGGTCCACGCAACTGTATCCGCAGGAGTAACAATTGACCATGATAACCCCGTTGTTGATCTTTGTGTGTATGATCCGTCAGAACTAACGGCAACAATTACCCCTGCCTCATCGCCAGAACAAACGCACTTCATCGTGTCTGTATCATCGGCTAAAGCAACGCCTAACCATGTTTCCCCACCGTCATCAGACACCATACACCTATTCGTACCACTTTCGGCCACCGCTATGAACGTGCTTCTGAATCCAGACCAACAAACGGAAACCCAACCATTAGCGGCTGATGCTGTTTTCAGGGTCCATACGACACCATCCGGGGAAGTCATAACTCTACCAGTACCAGATAAAGCTACGGCGCAAAAAACGGAAAACTCCGGGGACCATGCAACAGATTTCCAGCCACCAGTTGGCACTACGACATCATTCCATACAAGCCCATCGTATGACCACGATGCAAAATCAGTTCCGACTTTTACAATAATACCTAACTCATCAGAGCTAGCTATGCCATAATCTCCGACAGAAATGTAATTAGGGATTTGTCCCGTAACACTACTCTGCTCCGCATCATACCAAGTAGGATCAGGACAAAACAGCGCAACCCGGAACCGCTGGAATCCATCGGAATAGGTACGATTAGGGAACTCACAAGAGATCGGAACGCAATCAATGAACCGGTCATAGGTCACGCCATCGGAGGCGTAAGACAGTTTACCGGTAACGGTCGAGTAGTTGGAGTTCGTTAAGGAAGTCTGCGGAACGTACCCCATGCCAACGGGGGAGAACTTGTTCCCGAGGTCCCGCTTGATGGATTCTACCGAAGCTTTCCCGGCAGGTGTCTTGGTATCCACAATGATGGCGCATTCAATGCTGATAGTTCTCGGACCATAGGTAACCCGGATCGGCGATGCACCGACCTGGAAAGGGGCCTGTTGAGTCTGTACGATGGACTGAGGAACGCCTAGACCGTTGACCGCTTCAATGAGGATCTTATGGGTTGACTCGGTGCCATCACCGAAAATCACAGTACCATCAAGGCCCTTGTATGGGGTCGAGTTGATTTGCTCGAACTTGAACTTTCTCACGCCACAACCCCCGAATAAGCTAGGCTCTGCTGTACATTACCCAATGCGTTAGCGATTGTCAAAGGGTCGTTTGTGGTGGCAATGTTGATGGTAGTGGAACCGCCGTTAGTGATGTTCTGAGCGTTTCCAGCTCTAGCAAACAACTCGTTCAACGGGTTAATGGCATTGGTCGCCGAGGAATACAAAGCGTTCACCCGAAGGTCAATCGCCGCGAGTTCGGTTTCGCTAAATCCATCCTTCAAAGCCTCCGCAATCATCACGCCGATTTCCTTGAACTTCTCTTGGAAACCGGAGGCAATAATCGCCGCTTCGATAGCCATGTTTCTCAGCATATCCATGATAGTCTTTCGGAAGTCGGTAACGCTTGCACCCGACTTCAATCCCTCGGCCAACGCTTGACCAATGCCCTGAGTTGCCCCTTGTGCGCGTTCCTCGAACAGTTGGAGATTGTAGACGACTTGGCCTAGTTCGGATTGCATCATCGCGTCGATGTCTTTTACAGCGTTTTGGCCAGTGCTACTAACTAAAAATGATATCTGATCCGCAAGCCACTGAGGTCTTGATGCGATAAACGCCCTCAAGTCAGCTTCACTCATTTGAGGATTCCATATCATGGACTGTTGAATCGCGGCTTCTTTTACAAGCGGAGCATACCTATCTTGGATCTTTTTCTTCTCGATATTTACCCGTCCGCTCTCAATCGAGATGTCAGCTGTAGTCCGCCTAACCTTTTCGATCTGACCAGCATAGTATGCTTCGATCTGGAGTACATCTGCCCCAATCTTCCGTGCATATGATACCCGTTCATTACGTTCCTTTTCCAGCCGAACCAAGTCGGAATCAAACTTAGCCTGATACTCGGCTTCAAGTTTCCTAACCGCCTCAATTCGTTCTTTCTCGGCCTTCTCTCGTTCGTCTTTAGCCTTTTTTTCAGCCTCAGAGTTATCCTTGAAAAACACCGACCAAGCATCGGCAATCAGCGCAATCCCCGATACAGCGGCAGAGATATAGTCACCTTTGCCAAGAGCGGCCATGAAGTTACCGGCTTCATTGGCAATCGAGCCCATGGTTGACAGGATCTCCGACAAAGCATCATCGCCAAACTTCTTCGCCGAAGCCGACAACGACGAGAAGTGACCGCCCCATGTGGTGAAGCCCTTGGACACCTCATCCATAGCGTCTTGGATGGCCTTCAAGCCTTCCTGATAATCTTCCTCAAGTTGGTTGGCGCGGATCTGATTGCTGATAGCCTGGAGCATATAGCCGTTTACGATCTGCTGGCCGGTGGCTTCTTTGGCTTTGGCGTCGGCGATTATCTTGGCATTGTCTTCCTCGATTGCCATCTTGGCACGGGCAGAGGTTACAAGCTGGACATAGAATCCGTATTGGTCAATGTACTCTTGCTTAAGATCTTCATTGGTATCTAGTCTATCTTTCTCGATCTTGGCAAGACGCTCAGCCTCTTCTTTAGCCTTCTTCGCCGCATCTGCCTTCTTTGCTTCATTGTCGAGATACGCCTTTCCACGCTGATTCATCAGGTCCCATGTCTTGGCCTGTACGAAAGCGTCATCGCGGATTTCCTGGCTTGATCTTTTAATGCCGAAGAAGTGGTCCCGCATGATGTTCAGTTGTGCATTGACGATAAACCACTGCTTATCAATCTCCACCCAACCGTTAAGGATATCGGCACCGGCTTTGTTTAGATCCTTGATAGGACCAGTTAGTCCAGAAGTGATATGCCCCAACCAAACGTCAAAAGAGTCATTGAGGTTGGATTGCGCACCCGCCAGCGAGTCCATCTGCTTGACGGCCATGTTGAAGAACTTGCCACCTTCGGACGTCATGTTCTTGAAGGCTTGTTCGATCTGCGGGAACCCGACACCACCGGCTTCTACAAGTTTCCTTAACTCAGTTCCCGACTTCCCGGTAACCTTGGACAGTTCTTCCCAAATCGGGATACCCCGGTTAGCGAACTGCATCAGGTCAACGGTCATCGCCTTGCCCTGAGTCTTGATAGTACCAAAGAGATAAGCAAGATCTTTTACAGGGATTCCAAGACCAGCCGAAACATCGGCCAGAGTCCGCATGGTAGGGACAATCTTTCCGGCTTCAATACCAAACGCCGACAATTGCTTGGCCGCGTCTCGAACCTCGGCGAACTCTAGCGGTGTTTCCTTGGCAAGATCGCGGAGGTCCTCAATCATGTCCTTGGCGGCACTAGCAGACCCAAGGAATGATCCAAACGCAATCTCCGCTTGTTCAGCGGCCTTGTTGTAGTCAATGCCCTTCATGGCAAGCTCAACGCCCTTCCATGCAAGAGACGCAAGCCCGATGGCCGATACCATTTTCCCAACGCCGGATGTTACCGAGTTACCGGAATCGTTAAGCGACTTCTTCAGCCCCGAGTTATCACCGTTAATCTCTACTAGCAATTCACCGATGACACTCATGGAGCCCCCTAGAAGAACAAAGCCGCGTTCTTCTTTTGTTGTTTCTCTGTAACTTTCTTCTGTTCCTTTCCACCCAGGAACTCGTCAGGGTCTTTTCCGTTCATTAAAGCGGCGTAGCAAATACCCTGAATCTTTGCTTTCTGCCGTTCGATCTTGTTCCATTCGTCCACCATGGTGATCAAGACCCGTGGTGTCATGTCCCAGAAATCAGAATCACTCCGACCGAGATAGGCCGTGGCCACCGTGTATAGGTACGCCCACGGCCATTCCGCTATTTCTCGGTCGGGCTCGTAGGGTCGCCACTAGCAACCGGGGAAGCAAGCCGGATGGCATCAGCAACGGTAAGTACAAGCGCAATGGCATCTTGCATGGTCGGAATCTCGTCAAGCCAATCGGAAACCTGTTCCTTGGTACATTCCTTGTCAATCGAAACCCCGGCGTAGACGATGGTAACCAACAATTCAAGATCAAGACCGCCGGCCACGCCCATGTTAGCCAATGCCGACATGGCCTTTTCGAGACTGCCAAACTCCTTCTGCAAGATACGGAAAGCCTTCATTCCGAAGACCATCTTCCGATCCTTTCCACCGAGTTTAATAAAGCCTTCCGCAGTCTCGATTCGTTCAAGTTCGCTCATCATGTCCCCTTTGTCTAAAAATAAGGCCATGAGGTATCCCCATGGCCCGTTAAGTCAGAAACTAGGTCATTACGGGTAGGTGATCACGGCACCGCGAGAGGTGACGGTCACACCGTTCTGATCCTTGATGTTGTGGGCCGATCCGCAAACGAACGCCGATCCAAAGGCCACTCCGGGAACGAAGGTGACGGTTACAGTAGCCGTGCCGTTGTTCGTAGGAGTGTAGACACCGGCGATAGGCACCTGCGAGGCTCCGGTCTTGTATACCGGCAGGTTAGCCGTGGTCAGGTCAGCGGCGGCGAGAGTAACCAAACCACCACCGGTCTTGGTGAAGGTAAACACCGCGTTGGTCGAAACCTTGGTGATGTCCACCACAAGAGCCCCGAGGTCAGCGGTGGACGAAATAACGGGCTGGAGGAACCAGTTGGTCAGGGTAGCGGCGGGGGTAGCGGCATCGTCGGTACGGGCCGAGACACGGTAAACAGAGTTCGAGATCAAGGGCAGAATCGCCCCTTCGATCATGACCGACTGAAAAGCAACCGAAGATTCCTTGGTGTTGGCATCAAGAGAAGGCTTATTGAACTTTACCTTACCGAACCACACGTAGGACGAAACACCGTTTTCCATGGTGATCTTGGCACCGAATGCAACATAGGGAGAAACCGAATCGGTCTTCTCGACGAGAACTCCACCGGCATAATCGAAGCCGAAAAGGCGGTTACGGTCCTGGGGCTGGATGTCGGCGATGTCAACCGAGAGAGCCTGATCGCCGACATATTCAGAAGCGGCGAAAACAGCATTGTCACCGTACCAACGGGTGAGGCCGGAATTAGACTGATAGTTGAATTGCTTAAGACCAGGGAGAGGATAGACGGTTCCGTAAGCCGGAGTACCGCCGACAATATCGGTTCCGTCGGTCAAGAGCGCATAAACCGCATCTTCGCAACCAATCGAAAGCCGGGGGGTAGTAGTAGCCATAAATGCTCCTTTTAGCCCGGGAACCCCCGGACGTTTCTAGAATATAGTTCTTTTGCTATATAGTCAAGGTAGTACGTTTTGTGTACCTCATGATGGTGTGCCCGTAGTCGCCGGGGTCCTGCAAATCAGCCGAGTAATCGCGGTTGTACAAAGCTGCCTTTAGAGCTGTGTCCACGGCATTGCAGATTGCGAAGGTTGACGTATTGGGAGCGGTAAATACATGGCATTCCATCTCAACATGATCGCTCTTCGCTTCGTTGTCGTAATAGTCCTCATCGTCGTTGTAATCGTTGGTCTTTTGGTAGGTGATAAGTGGAAATGTGGCGTTAGCCGGAAACCATGTCTTGTAGATTCTAGCGGATGGAACCAAAGCAGTCACGGCACTAGCCCCGGTAAGCACGGATCGGAAGGCGGTGTTGTGGTCGATCATAGGGCAGTTTTCAACCTCCTGGAAATAATCGTTTTGATGTATGACCTAGATGTATTCAAGGCGGGAGTCAAGAACGGTTGAGGCTTGTTTCCTCGTGTAAATACCCAATTCCCTTTTTCATCTTTATAGGACCATCCACCTTTACGGCCACCGCCACCTTCGGCGAACTCACCGGTTCCAAACTCGACCCAAGCGGCATACTCGACATTAGTGCCGACTTGACCTACCGGATAACCGTCACGATCGATGATTCTATGAGTTATCGACTTTCTTAAAAGTCCTTTGTCAACAGGTGCCAACATTGCGGCTTTTGATTCGACGTGAATTGCCGCTTCATTGATACCGATCTTGAGAAGCGTATCTAGTTCAATGCCTTTCAACTTGAAAGCCTGTTCAAGCGCATTGGCCTGAAGTTTTAAGTCCTTTCTTTCGGCATCGCTTAGAGGTCTTTTGGTAATTAAGTTTCGTCTTGGTACGTCACTCATGAGCCATTCCACACCGTCATAATAGCCTCATTATGCAAAGGCCAAAGGTTGGGCGGTCCCGATACCATGTACCGTGTAGCGCCGTCTTCTACAATCCAACCCTCATGCAGTTCAATCCCGCTATCGTAGAAAAGCACCTTAGCATTAGCCTCCGTCGAATCAAGGCCGAACTCAGCACGACGGGAAGCGGTACGGGCAAGCGGTTGGAGGTCGCCGACAAATGATACGGCCGTCCCGATAGTAGGCACCATGATTCCCTCACCGTTAGGGGCACGAGTGACTGGATAGTAGCTTAGGGGCCGATCCCATCGTGTCATTCTCATTCAGCAACCCACCGACGAGGATACACGGTAGAGCCCAAAGGAACGCCTTCCTGACCGGGAATAGCCTTACCTTCAGCGAGGTCATCCAACGGAATCCCACGGCGGTCCCGGAAAGCTTGCATCTTCTGAGCAAATTGAACACCGACTAACTTCCACTTGTTCATCATGGCTTCTGTGCGAGTCGAGTAGCCAGATTGGCCCTTCGATTCTGCGCCGGTTCCGCGAGTATAGCTATACCCACCCTGAGTCTCAGACTCAAGGCCGATAGACGCGCCCCCGCCAGCCGTCTCGGCCATTTGTTCACCGATCATTCTTGCGGCAACGATCTTGGTTCCGGCTGGCCAAGTGACAACGCCGTCAACCTCAAAGGTGTTTCGGCAGTATGTCATGAAGTCATCTTCCACAATCGGAATTAGCGTTTCGATGAGGTCATCCTTGGCCGTTCCAGAGATTTGCAGAAGTGTCTTTGTGGTGTCAACGTCGATGATGGCCATTATTCAAAGTACCCGTTCACCATGATGGTGCCTCTGAAGGTTTCGGTCGCGGTCGCTGTTCCGACGATCATCTTGTAGAAGAAACTCACGTATTCACCACCATGGATACAAAGCGGAGCATCGAAGTTGACATCAATAGGTTCTGCCAAGGCTCCGACAGCCGCTCCCACGGGGAAAGACTGAATCCCGAGAGGAATCGCCCGGCGAATCTTGACGCCAACTAGGTCTTCTGTACCGGCCAATGTATCCGCACTAGAGCCAACACCGATACCCCAAACCATCACCGAAGCGGTAGTGGCTACCGCAACCACGGCGTTGAACGTGTTGACACTAACACCTCGGATCATCAGCGTTGACCCGACAGGGACAAGATACTTCATTACGTGGAGGTCGGTATCGGCACCGACAGTAGCATTGCAGTTGAACTGACCACCGAGGCCGGTAAAGGCCGCCGTGGTGTTAGTCGGGGTAGCACCTGCAACCGCTGTGGAGTTCGTCCAGTTGGCAGTCTGTCCGGCTGTAGCACCTGTGGGAACCTGATAAGAACCGCCACCCATGCCCGTGCGAACGGTGGGCCAGAGCCGGTTGAAGTCAGCGCCACCGTTGGAAACCTGGATGGCCGAGACCTGGAGCTTGATGGCAACCGAGGGAGCAACCGCACCATTGTAGGTTCTGACCGCATACTGACACTGAGCAAGCCCGAGGGGGGCAAACTGAGAAGCCGGGATGGCCAACTGACCGATTAGCAGATCCTCGTGCCAGAAGTACACAATGTCCTGAGTGATTTCGATGATGAAGTCATGGACATAACCGGTTGCTGGGAGTGCCCCAAGGTCAACATAGGTTTCAACGGACGAGTTACAGATAACACCCCGGAACTCGCCGTCAATGATTCGGAAGAACACACCGTTGGTGATGGCCGCGATGGCGGTGGTGGCGTCAAAAATACCCCATTCGGCGCGCCAGTTAAGAACAGGAATAGCGGACCAAGAAAGAGCAGTTTCGCAATACATAGCGTTGGCTTTGTACCATGGGAAAGTTCGGCACGTTCTGAGCATCGAACCGGAGTTAATCGTTGTCAAACCTGAGGAGTTTAGTTCATAGCGGTTGGAGCCAACAACAACGGTCTGAGAAGCCGAAAGACGAGTCGTAAGAATCGATGAGTTCAGCGCCGTTCCTGTAGGGTAATCGGCAAATAGGAGGTTGTCCATTTCCGTTCGAAGCCGGTAGTCCTCAGATACCTCGACTTCACGCATAACACGGTCACCGTTGGGGAGGACTCCCTTTTCAGCGACGAGAGAGACAAAGCCACTTTTCGTAGTGTCTTGGTTAAGAGTTACTTTAGCCTCATGATCGGTGTTAATTCCAAGACCGTTAACGTCACCACTGTTATCAGTAAGTCCAAGTCCAGCCATATTAAAGCTCCTTTAATTTCCGCTTACAATACAGCGGACTGGGTAAGTTCCAAAGGCCCCGTTTGGGGCCACTCCGATTATATCAAAAGACACGCCCGGTGTTCTAGATCGTTCATTGACACGCATATTAAGCACGGCGGTTTCGTCAAGATTGTCAGTATAAAACGCCTGAATAATTTTAGTACTTGTCATGGTTGCATCGGTGATTGTAGCACTTGCCATCATGCCACCACGGCCAAAATCTAGCGTTGTGTTAAATGTCGCCAATTCAATTACCCCCGGTTCCCCTTGAACACCCTGAATACCTTGGATTCCCTGGATTCCTTGGGGGCCTTGTTCGCCTGTATCACCCTTGACGCCTTGGATACCTTGAATCCCTTGAACGCCTTGCGGTCCAGTGTCTCCGGTATCACCTTTAGGCCCCTGTGGCCCGGTGTCCCCAGTGTCTCCCTTGGGGCCAGTCGAACCGGTAGGCCCTTGAGGACCGGGAACCGTAGAGTCAGCACCCGCTGGCCCCGTAGGCCCTTGAGGACCGACCGGCCCCTGTTCTCCCACCGTGATAATGCTAATCGGTGCTGGTTCCGTGACAGTGATGGTAATTGGTGCAGTCTCAGTAACCGTGAGAAGGATATTCTCTTCGACAACCGTTACCGCAATATCACTCACTTGGTCACCTCGGGGGAAACAGTTACCTGACCGTTGAGCAAGCGAGTCACCACGCCACCGATTTCCATTTCGATGTCATAGTAGTATTTCGACAGCGCCGAATACTTATCGCCAGTGGTAGGGATCCCGGCAGTGATCGTGCTAGTCAAGGAAACGACGATAACACCGGTCAAGGGGGCATCGACCAAACAGTCGAAGGTGGCAACGGTAGAAGTAGAAGTGGCCCCGGTCTTAATCTTCCCGCGCACCGTGTAGCCAGTCAGGTCGATAGGCACACCTGGAGCCGATTCAAGAGTGAGCGTACGTGTGAACGTCGCACCCTGTTCAATGTAAAGGTCAGTTACGCCAGCCGCCATATTAACTCACCACGTGACCGCTAACGGTCGCCCTAAATGATGTCAGACCGGTAAGGTCGTCTTGGATAATCATTTGCATTTCGTCTCCAGTGTCACCATCTAGCAAGATGGCGCATCCATTGTGGTCAGGGAAAGCAAGTTCCACGTTCATGCCGAAAGACCCGGCAGGGGCCTTGGCCGAGTAGTTCAATTCCGTTGCGCGTAGGTTGAACTCTCCATTGCTTTTCACGTTGAAGAAGTTCTTATATGTTCCATCCTTATGCCGAAACACAAGACCCCTAGTAAGGGCAGGGATACCGCCGAAGGTAGCATCATCCATAGCGGTTCCGTCGCTAATGGCAAGATCCATTCCATACACGTGCCAAGAAGTACCGGCAGGAGGTGACACCGCGAAGATTTGAGAAGTCACCGACCCGTTGACGTTCATTTCAGCGGTTGAACGAAAGGCCGTCACAGCCGTAGTGAA